CAGCGCAGATTCCTGCGGCAACAATTAACAACATCAATGTGAATTACTTTGGTCGTGAAGTAAAGGTGGCGGGCAACCGCACCTTTGCTGAATGGACACCAACCATTCTTAACGACGAAGATTTCCAAGTTCGGGACGCAATGGAAGCATGGTCAAACTCGATCAACAGTTTCCGTTCTAACCTAAGAGACCCAGGATTGGCAACTCTAGCAGGTTATCGGACTGACGCAACAGTAATTCAGTATGGTAAAACTGGAAATGTTTTGCGTAGATACAAGTTTGTGAATATTTTCCCAACCGAAGTATCTACAATTGATCTCGCATGGGACTCAGATGCGATTGAAGAATTCACGGTCACATTCCAATACGATTATTGGGAAGCAGTCACTGGAACTGCGGCACCGGGTGTTTCTTTCAACGCAAACATCTAATCCGTAGCGTAAAACAGAGGATGGGAGTGCCCCTAAATAGAAGGGCAACTCCCATTTTTTTAGGAATTATACAATGGCAGTAGAATTATTTGGATTCCGCATCGGTCGTGCGGATGACGAAGCAAAACAAGCAATCGAAGTCCCAAGTTTTGCCCCACCAATTAATGACGATGGTGCAACTGAGGTTGTGTCAAATCATGTGTATGGCACTGCTTTGGATTTTGAGGGAACTGCAAAAAGTGAAGCAGAATTAGTCACCAAGTATCGCGAAATGTCGCTTCAACCAGAATGCGATATGGCAGTCGATGACATCGTTAATGAAGCAATTGTTGTTGATGATCGCAAAGACCCTGTATCTTTGGTGCTTGATGATGTTGATGCGTCAGCATCTATCAAAAAGAGAATGCATCAAGAGTTTGCACATCTTTTAACCATCCTAGACTTCAACAATAAAGCATACGATATTTTCAGAAACTTTTATGTTGATGGTCGTTTATACTATCATATTATGATTGATCCACAAAACCCAAGAGCAGGTGTTTTGGATTTAAGATATATTGATCCTCGTAAAATTCGTAAGATTCGCGAAGAACGAAAGGGCGACGAAACAAAAGACGCACGAAAGAAAGGCATTCATCCGGGATACAATGAATACTACATGTATTCGCCAAAAGGTATTATGTCAGGAGCACAGTCTGCTGTCAAGATTTCAAAAGATTCGATTTGTCATATCACATCTGGTTTGATGGATAATCGCAATCACATGACACTTTCGCATATGCATAAAGCAATTAAACCTCTTAATCAGTTAAGAATGCTTGAAGATGCAACCGTAATCTATCGTCTATCACGCGCACCAGAGCGTCGAATCTTTTACATCGATGTGGGTAACTTGCCTAAGATGAAGGCAGAGCAATATGTTCGTGACATGATGACTCGCCATAAGAACAAGTTGGTTTATGATGCATCAACAGGCGAAGTCCGTGATGATCGTAAATTCATGACGATGCTTGAAGACTTTTGGTTACCTCGTCGTGAGGGTGGTCGTGGCACAGAGATTACAACTTTACCCGGTGGTCAAAACTTGGGTGAAATGGATGATGTTGATTACTTCCGTAAAAAACTATACAAAGCACTCAATGTTCCGGCATCACGTATTGAACAAGACAATGCCTTTAACTTAGGTCGTGCATCAGAAATTACACGAGACGAACTCAAGTTTTCTAAATTTGTAAATCGTCTCCGTTCAAGATTTTCAATGCTGTTTGATGATTTGCTTGAAATTCATTTGGTTCTTCAAGGTGTAATGACTCGCGAAGAGTTTAAAAAGATCAAGCATCATATTCGATATGATTATGTTGAAGACAACCACTTTTCAGAACTTAAAGAAACTGAAATTCTTACAGGTCGCCTAACACTTCTCCGTGAGATTGATGAATACACTGGCAAGTATTTCTCTCAGCGTTGGGTGCGTTCTAACATTTTACGCATGTCTGAATCTGAAATGGAAAATATGGACGATCAAATTGCAAAAGAAAATGAAGAACAAGGTACTGGGGAAGATCAGTTGGCAGACTTAGGTGCTGATCAACAAGAAGATTTTGAACCTGAAGTTGAAGCATACTACGCAAATACCGAACCTTCAGCAGAAGAAAAAGAACTCGTTGAGAGTATGTCTAAATTATTAGATGATGTAGATATTGATGACTTGTTTGAAGAATTAGACGATGAACGAGATTGAACAAGCAAAACTTTTAGCGGCGGCACTTAAACTTGCACGAAAAGAAATAGATAAAGTTCGTGTTGAGTTTGAAGAGCAGTTCCTAGAATTTACTCGCACTAACCTTGTTGAAGGACTCCAAGGACCACAAGGTCCAAAAGGTGAGCAAGGACCTCCCGGTCCCGAAGGTCCCGAAAGAAAAATTGTTATCGAAGCACGAGGTCCTGTTGGTGATACAGGAGAAAAGGGTGATCCCGGTCGTTCTGTTGATAAGGCATACATCCATGAAGATAATCTCTTTATTCAATTTGACTCAGGCGATGAAATCCAAGTTGGCAAGGTTGTTGGTCCCAGAGGTGGGCAAGGCATCCAAGGTGATCGAGGACCCATCGGCGAGCAAGGAGAAATTGGACCCAGAGGTGAAAAGGGAGACCGTGGTGATATCGGACCACGGGGACCACAGGGTGAGAAAGGCGACAAGGGGGACGTTGGTGCTAGAGGTATCCCCGGAGAAAAAGGCGAAAAGGGAGATCGCGGAGAAAAAGGTGAAACTGGCGAACAAGGACCAGTGGGACCTCAAGGAGATAAGGGAGATCGAGGCGAAAGAGGTCCTCGTGGTGAAAAGGGTATCCAAGGGGACGTTGGACCTCAAGGTCCAGCAGGAAAAGATGGAACCGAAGTAGATATCTCTAAAATTAAGTCTGAGATTGAAGATGACTTATCCAAATTTAAAATTGAAATTGAAGCACAAGTCACCCGTGCTAAACTGCAAGCACACGCATCTGGTGGTGGTGGTGCGGTTCAGTTAAGAGAACTATCTGATGTCGATGTCACCACAAACTTATCTAATGAAAAGGTTTTAAAATATAATTCAGCAACTGGCAAGTTTGATTTAGGTGATGCATCTCCAAATATTTCTGTAGCAAACGCATCAAGTCAAATTGGTGCAAATGTATCTAACTTTACATTTAGCGGATCGGTTGATGCAACTGGTAATAATACCCATGTAAATATCAATGTTCCAATTCAAGAAGTTGCACTTGCCACAGCACAAGCGGGCGAAAATCTAAGACTTAACTTTCCAAAGTCTGCTAATGTCGTTGCAAATGATGCTTATACCGCAGTCGCATTAGACAATATTGGACATGAAGTATCGGCAGATTGCACAAACTCAGAACACGTTTCTCGTGTTGTTGGTTTAAAAGTTGCTAACGGTGATGTGGTTTCAACTGGCATCGTAGAAAACAGTGGGTGGAGTTGGACAGCAAACTCAACTATATACATTGGTAGCGGATCAAATCCTCCGGGCGCAAACAATCTAACTACATTACCATCTGTAAGTGGGGCATTCTTTTCACTTCCAGTCGGTATTGCACTTAGTCCAACCAGAATATTCATTAAGGTTGGCACTTCTGTGGTGCTTGGTTCTTAATAGTATAAATAGTGTTGCTATAGCAAAGGAGTTTTAAACAATGGCAAATCAACTTTATTCAGCAGGAAAAGAAGCGTTTCTTTCTGCGGAAATTGACCTGTCATCATCAGCAAACAACATTAACATTGTGCTGATTGACACAAACGATTATTCTTTTAGTGATTCACATACTGTATTAAATGACATCGATGGTGATGCTCGTGTAGCAACTACAACTTTGTCATCAAAGACTGTCACTAATGGCGTATTTGATTCAGCAGATGCAACATTTTCAAACGTTACTGGTGATGTTTCAGAAGCACTGATCATTTATCATGATGTTCAGGTTGGTGGCGTGACAGACGCAAACAACTCTACCCTAATTGCTTATATTGATACCGCAACGGGTCTTCCAATCACACCGGGTGGTGGTGATATTACTGTTGCATTCTCTGATGGAGCAAATAAGATTTTCTCATTGTAAAATCTTATGACAGGGGGACATTGTAATGTCTGATACAAGTCCCGTCATCCTTGGAGATGAGAATCGATTAATAAGCGAACTTGCGGGCACTACGCTTCAAGAGTTCTTTGATGCGAATCCAACTCAGTTTCTAAGTGATGTAGGTGCTATTACTGCAACCACTGCATTCGGTGTGCCCGAAGGGGTTATCCACATCGAATCTCAGGGTGGTATTGCCTCGACTGTAGCATTTGGAACATCCAAAACTGTTATTGATATAACAATTAATGACGGTATAGCACCTACGGTAGCATTTGGTGATGGCGAAGGTGTTCTCTCTATAGAAGAAGTTGGGGGCATTGCTTCAACTGCCACAGTTGGCGACATACAATTTGTCACTTTGCTTATCGGTGGGGCAAACAAAGATGTTGGTGGTATAGCATCAACTGCTGTTATATCGACAGACGGTGGATTCCAAGGTGGAATCTTTAGAGCACTTATCTATAAAGATGGTGAGATTTCTGGTATTGGTTCTACTGAATCAATGTTTGTTGCGGGCGGTATCCGTGTCAATCCAGCATCTAGAATTTCATTAAGTGCAACTTCTGGTGCTAACTCAAACATCACAGTTCCAACGAATCCAGTGGGATTTGTCTCCATCAATATTGAAGGTCAAGACTATAAAATTCCTTACTTTGATGTGTGATTATTTTAATTTATAAATAGATTACAAATAGGAGAAATA